CTTCCGCGCTCCATACCACCATAAAACTGTCCGCCTTCTGATGACGCAGTTTTAAAAGCACCAGCAAGCTCTATTGCTGATATCCCGCCTTTCTCCATGCGCTTTTTAAGCTCAAGCATGGTCTCGCCGGTTTGCTTCGATATTACCTGAAGTGGATTAAACCCGGCATTTATCATCTGTAGCAGGTCTTGCCCCATTAGCCGCCCTGCACTGGTAGCCTGGCCGAAGGCAAGCGAGAGGCTTTTCATTCGATCAGCGTTACCGCCTGATACATCACCGATAGCCTGGAGCGTCGGCATTATATCTTCACCAGCAAATCCAAACTGAATTAGTGTTTGCGTCGCTCCTGTGAGGTCTTTCAGCCCGAAAGGTGTTTTAGCTGCAAAGTTTGTCAAATCTTCGAGCATGTCCTTGGCGGCTTCAGCACTCCCAAGCATTGTCGTGAAAGCCGCTTCGCTCATCTCCATATGGGCAGCAGCTTTTACAGATGCGGCAGCAATCCCTAGTATCGGAAGTGTTACAAATTTGGTTAGTGATTTCCCCGTTTTCGCCAATGTTTCAGATGCAGTTTTAAATCGCTTCTCAACAGAATCCATCGACTTTTCAAAATCAGAATTATCTCCGAGTATCCTAACAACCATGTCACCTATGTTCGACATTAAATCCCCCCGTGAAGTCTCTCCAGCTTTTCAGCTTTTTTTGTCTCTGCTTCGGCTGCATTAACATCGGATAAAATACCGTCTCTGATTTTTCTAAGTTCACTCGCACTTTTCTCTGCAAGGTTTGGTTTTCCACTTTTACCATTTTTCATATCCATGCCTTTATTGTGGTACATGACAATCTGCCCAATCGTCATATTCCATAGCAGATATTCTTTCGTTGCCCATGGGTAAAGCAGGGCCATTGCTACAAACAGGCGACCAAGTTCTATTTTCCCTTCTCCGTCTGAACCTTGGCCGCCTTCGGAGGGATGTCAATACCGGCGTATGCCTGCATTAATGCATCCTGTATTACTCCCGCCATAACTCCGAGTTGTTGCGGGCTTACGTTGCTACGGAACCATTTTTCGTCAAGCTCTGGATGTTCCCAGGAACAGAAAGCAACGCATAGCCTGATAGATAAGTCAAACGCTTTTTTTGCCTCGTCGCCCCCTGCTATTACAGCATTGTTATCAAGCCCGGAAATATCCTGCATGATAGTATCGATTTCAAACGTTATTCCGCATGGAATAAACGATACATCGATGTCATGCCCACTAAGTTTAATAACTTTTTTTTCAGGTCGCAAAACATCCAGATCAACTATGTTCATATTAAGTAACCGTTTTCGTAAAAATTGTACCAGCAGTCAAATACTGCTTTGCGGTAATGCTGAAAGTATACACATTTACAGGGTCGGTATCATTGTCAGATTTCGGTGCCATTGACCAGCCACTATCAAGATAACAGTTCTCAAATACAAATGTCGTTGTTTGCGTAGACCCGCTTGACAGCTTCCTCGTATTAACCAGTTTTATCCCTCTGGCTGTCAATGCAGTTGTTTGACCTCCGACCGTAACGCTTCCACTCGTTCCAGCCATCCCGCCGCCAGTAAGCAGCGAGAACGCAGACCCATCGTACTCGATGAGTTCGATGTCTATTGCTGCGGTTTCTCTGGCAATCCCTTGGATAGGGTCGACGGCATTCCCTGACTGGCTTGTGAATACTTCAGGTTGCCAGTTTACACCCGACACCGTCCCAGCACCCATATTGACCCATGATCCCCCAGCGGTTGTTCCCGCAGTCGCAGCCACATAAATAGCGTAGTTACCGACCTCAACCTTTGCATCGGTAACCGTTGCATTCTGATAAATAGGCATTAAGCCCCTCCTATTAGGTCACCGTTGACGTTGGGTAAACTACCTTGATGTCAACTGGTGAATTGTACGTTTCTCCATCTGGCTCAAATATAAGTCCTCCACCGGTTTGCAGTGACGAACTTATAATCGAAAATCCAGAAACATCACCTTTCATTCCTCTCCCTGATTTCCCATGAAAGGTGTCTATAACAATTGTCGCCAATGTAAGCGCGGTTGCAGCCGTTACAGCCCGGCAGTTGATCGAATAAACCTGCCTGTCCATTCCGTCTTTCCGTCCGCCTCCTGGCATCCTGAAAAAATTGATACACGGAACATCGGTGCCTTCCGGTCGCATCCCGTGATAAACCCTGGTTGAAGTTATCGCTGTCACTGCTGATGTCTGTCTTAACGTGTATCCTACCATCTGGTCAGCAGTCATTATTTGTAGTCCTTAAACTCAAGCTTTGCACCATTCTTTACGATAGCCGGAACCTTCCCATAGGCCATATTCAAAGCCGGTCGTAAACAAGGCTGTGCTGCACTGCGCACAGTTCCGTATTCGACGTATGGCGCATAATCAACGGCTGAGCCAACAAAAACCTCGTCCTGCGATTTCGGCTTTTCAATCGGCTTAAACGTTGTTACATCATGCCCGGCCCCTGCCGTCTCTTCTGCGAACTCTCCTGGACTATCAAGCGCCGTGATCTTTTCATTGCTGGCAGTCTGGATACTCGCGGCAAGGTAGCCATATTTAACAGCACATAATTGTTTTGCATACGACATTACGACCATGCCAATTGCCATCAATGATTTCTCTTTTAGTTTCTTCGCGCGCTCTTTTATCTCAGCCGCATAAGTTTTTGTATCGATCTGTGCCATAAGTCCCGCGCGAGTAGATGTAGTTTTCACGATTGCCGTTCCATTCCAATCATCGTTAAAACCCCTCGATTACTCACATCATCCTGATGGCCGACAAGGTTATAAACCACGCTGTCATATGTTGCCGTTTTATCGTCATCTGTAAAGGTGTAAGCTCCGGTTTCAACTACCAAAACATGCGTTGACGTTTTCGCAATCTTATCGCTTATCCGCCTATCCCCCTGTGTTGGCGACCATATCGATGAAGCGCCGATAATCGCGGTTGTGCTGGTTGTGACAGGATCACCGTAAGCGTCTGTTGTTGTGACCGTCCGCGTGATTGTTACCCCTGATAAATTGAGATGACTGCGCAGACTCATAACATTCTAACCACAGGCGTCGGCAACATTCCGAGAATTTCCATCGGATAGCCATAGATACCAAGTCCCGAATCATTAGAATAACTTTCGCTAAATGGCCCAAGTGTAAAACTTTTAACCCCTGGGGATCGCTCCGCTCGTTTATCGTAGTCATAAGCAACCATCAACGCGGCAGCCTGTTTTACTGCAAGCGGCCATTTTACAACTGAGAATAACACCGATCTTCCAGAAAGCTCATCAACCACATCACCAACCGATATTGTCGCAGTCTCATCCACAAACCCGCTGACCGTATAATATCCATCGTTCCGGTAGCTGTTTACGATAACAATATCGTCATCAGCTGCAAACCCGAAGTCGTCCCAGTCGTTTGAATCCAGAACTATCGTCCCGGCCGTCGCATTGAATGTGCAGGACGCTTGTACCATCAGATCAGTACCGAATTTGTTGTTGCATATCTGAATGATACGTTCCTGAACAATCGGGATCAGCCCTGAAGCTGTGATAGTTGCAGCGCTGGCGGTGATGTCAGAATAAACGGTAACTTCGGTTGCTGTTATCAGTGCCATACTGCACTCCTAAACAAAGCGGGCATTTCTGCCCGCGTCATTTTACTCGTTAGCTTTCGGTGCCTGGTAGGCTTCGATTGAAGCGGTTCCAGTACCGGCCATGGTGATTACAAGCGTCCCGCCGGAGGTCTGGAATCTTGAAGATTCAAACAGTTGCCCGCCGAGGATTACGCTCCCACTTGATACGATTGCGGACAGTGCCGCAGTACCGATTCCGATATCGCTGAACTCAGTCCCTACTCCGATGGTCGGCGTAACCGATCCACCAACAGCCGAGATCCTTACCATCAGCGTGGAAAAGTCCAAACTTGACTGCGCAGTCGAAGCCTGGATAGTAATCGTTTCGGAACTTGCAACCGCAGTCTTTGCGGTGATTGCAACCCCGGTGATCGCCGGAGTCAATACAGTTAAAGTTGTACTAGCCATTATTTACCTCCCCTTAACCCTTTGTCGCAGCGCAAGATACCATCGCATCCGGTCTCACGACTTTTGAACCGTAAAGATACAAGCCCTTTACGCCGTCAGCAAATGAATCCTCAATACGCGTTGCTTCGACTTTTGCAATCTGTGACGCATGAGTAATTGCCGATCGGTTGAATGCCATCATGTTCCAGACGGTCCCGTTGTTGTTGACGTTGTTACTCATCAGGATATTGAACCCGAAAAGATCCCCTACGTATCCATTCACAAGCAATCCATTATCCATGATTTTTACTGTTGCGGTTGCACTTACGGCACCACTCGCAGCAAGCACCAGATGCTGGTTATACCAAGGCGGGATGATAATATATCGCCCGCCGGTGGGAACATTAGCCTCATCAAGGGCAAGCTGCAT